TGAGTAACCACAATATCATATCCAGTAAATGCCGCAGTTATATCATCACCATCTTGATTCTTTAGGGTTAGTTATAAATCTACATTACACGCTTGTGTGTATTTTAAAACGCTATTAAAATAAACCTTTACTTCATCTGCTGTTGGTGCTATCTCTTCTGGCTCTACACAAAAATCACGCTTTATTGAGATGTTTACTCTAAACTCCATAGTAAGGAAAGCGTTAATGCTTAACCTTTCTGCTATTGGAATTTCTTCTGTGCTTAAAACCTCTAAAAAGTCGCTACCACTTTCAAATGGCATTGCTTGTAGCCAGGTATAAAAGAAAGTTCTCAGCGCATCTTGCTGTGTAATAATGTAATCTCGTTGATAATCTGCCGTTTCCGTTTTAACGCTATCTGGAAACTCTGTTAGCAGGTAGATATTAAGGCTCATCTCCGTTCCTACTTCCTCAAAATTGTTAGTTTCTCCACTATATCTCCAAGCCAAACAAGGCATTGTCTGATTTAGTAGTTCATTAACATCAAAAAGCGTTTCTATTTCTGTGTAAGTAAGGCTGTTTGCTATTGCTTTGGTGCGTATTCTATCTCTAAGGCTTAATAGATTCATATCTTGGTAAATTTAACTAATTAAAATTGCAAATATTACAACAAAAATAAGGCATAAATAAAATTAATTTAAAAAAACTTTACTTTTTTAGGTTAAAAATTCTTTGGTTTGTTAAATAAGTTGTAGATTAGAGTATCGTTAACAATTAAAACAAAACAAAAAACAAATATTATGAAAAATTTAAATAAATCAAATTTCAAAAAAGGCGACAAAATAATTTTGACTACTCCGTGGAATCACCTACTTGGTAGGGAACGTAGAAATGTAGTTGTTGATTCTTACAATGTAAGGGAATGGACTATCTTATCAATCGGTAAAAAAGAATTGTTGTTAAGTGATTCGGATGGAAACAAAGGTGATTGTTATTATTCGGATAGAGATGGTAATTTTTTAATAAGCAACAATGATGTTCGGTATTATGCAACAAATGAAAGTGAAATAAATGCTAATATTGAAAAAATGCGAATCAATGATAAATTTAGCACGTCAACATTTGAAATTGTAAACATAAGATATTAATTAAAAACTTAAAACTAAAAAGCCTTGCATTATTTCTGTGAGGCTTTTTTAGTTTATAGCACTCTTGTATTCCACAAAACTCATTACCTCATCAAATGGTGTATTAAACACCTGGTCTAATTTATTTAAGTCTTTCTTCCATACTTTCCACCAAGCTACGGAGTACGAAAATACGTTTGATTCTGCAACGTTTGCAAATATAGGGTAGAAGCCCAAGCGTTTAATGTACTCGTTAGTTTTTCCATCTCCGCTTTTAGTTGTAAATGTGGCTGCATATTTATTTTGTGATTCCTCGTAGAATTGAGCAAAAAAAAAGCGCACGAGTAAAATAAATCCATCCTTCCGTACTTCTTTAAAAACTCTATCCGTTCTTCTATCTCTTGCAAATCTTGGTAGTATTCGCCTTCACGCATATAGATGGCAGCTATTATAATTCCTTTATCTGCATCTTGGTAATCTTCGTATATGCTTAGTAGGCTCATCGTATCTACAAAATCACCACAGCTTCTCTCACCAAAGTTAGGTATTTCAAACTTCTTGCCTTTAATCTTAAATTTACGTTTTGGTGTTTCATTTTGTAGCCAGGCAAACTGCATCATAAACAAGTTATTTACCTTGTCCATATCCATACGCAGTAAATCATCCATTTCTAATCCTATGCTTAAAGCTGACATAGTGCCACACATAGACTCTACGGCAAGTTTTTGGCTTTCCTCAAGTTTGCCCTCCTCAAGTAAATCATTTGCCTTTAAAGCTGTGTTTAAATGCTCTTGTGCTTTACTCCATTGCTCAATGTTTACATCATATCTACCACTTGGCAGCTTGACATCCTTTTTACTCTTTCCGTTTGCTGTTATCGTAAATATATTCATCTTCTAATTTAGCTATAAGTTTATATAATTTATCCTCATCCTTTTTACTTGATGATAGGTTAATTTTGTCTATTAAGTTTAGTATTTGTATTTCAACATCACTCATAAAAATACTTGGTTTTTCTTCTTACCGAATTGATGCCAAATAAAATAACCACCTGCATCTGTTGCGTGGTCTAATCCTAACGTTTTGTCTGGCTCTCCGTTTCTATATGGTTGTTGTTCTAAACAATCTGTGTACGTTGGGCATTTATAGGTGTTAATTAGATAGCTTTTATCTTGCAGTTTTTTGTTCATTGTGTTTACCCTATCCTTTACGTTAGGATTTACCTTCAATGCTCTGACATTTATACCAGCTTTCTTGATTGTATCAATGTCCGTTATACTTGCACTTGTCTTAACCGCTTTACCACTTGCGTCGGGATAAGCAAATAGCCGATGATTAGGATAGCGACCTTTTAATATTTGGCATATATCCTCCGTTTTGTACGCATTAACCACCTCATCTACTGCAATAGGATTGCCCTCATCTATAACGTGAACAATCGCAGCCATAGCACCCACGTTGAAATCCAAACCAATGTGCAATATATCTCCATCTTGTACCTCTCTATCGGAATGATTGCCACTTCTATCAAAGTGATTGTAAACTGCGCCACTTGTTAAATTGACAAACTCACCTTCAAGATATGCTCTTAATAGTTCTGGTGTGTACGTTTCTTCCAGGCTTTCAATATAGCTATCTGAGATAAAAGGATTGTTTCTTGTAGATGCTCTTATCAATAGCTTACTATCTGTGTCACGCTTAACAAAGAAATCATAAAGAAACCTAAAGCCTTCTGGTGTGCTTACAAAATCCGTTGCATTATTGTTGCCATCCGACTTAACGGAGTTCCTCGCTAATATCTTTACCATCACATCTTCCATCTTGCGCTTTGGCAATACATCTGCCTCATCAATTAAACTGTAACCTACTTCGTATCCTACGATTAAATCTGGATTGTCCATTGAGCGCATTATAATCCTGCCATATGGTGTTATTATATCCTTGTCTGACTTGTTCAGCGTAAAAGGTATATTCGCTTGTGTGAGTGCTTCTGTAAACTTTGGGAATGCAATATCTTTAATTAATGGATATGTAGGTAAATAGTAAGCTACATCTACGCTTGGATATTGTAGCTTTTTAGAGATTGTTTTCCATATTCCTATGTGACTTTTACCACTACGAAATCCACCAACTAAACCAGTATGTCTGTGTTGGCTTTCTAAAAACTCGCTTTGATGCTCAAGTAGGTTTACCATCTTTGCCTATAATTCTAAATTGTAATGGCTCTACCTGGTGCGTATTGTCCTGCGTTATTTGTTGTGGTGCTTTTCCCATCAATCTATCCATTGCAGCTTGGTATGCTCTTGTGTCACCCTCATCAAATGCTTTCTCAATTTGCTTTAAGGTCATTGCTATGTCCAAAGTAAACTCATTGTCCTCTAAATCTATGCCTACTTTATTGGCTATCACTTTGCACTTATCTAATCTTTCACCACTAATTAAGGCATCTGCTAAATCTTTAAGCGTTTTCTTTTTCCTATGTCCAGCCTTTTTAACTTCTGATGATGGCTGATTATCTTTTGTAAATCCGTTTGTATTTATTTTATTGCCAAAATTTTCTTCCCTACCCATTTGAGTGATTTAAGAGTGATTCATCAAATCTATGCAATTTA